TTAATCACTGGGTCCGGGGTTCGAGTCCCTGTGGGCGCACCGAGGGCAGAGGCCCCCGTCCGGATCATGATCCGGACGGGGGCCTCCGTCGTCTCCGGACTCGATCCACTCCACCGGCACGCCGGTCGCCAGCGCCCACGCGTTGATGACGATCTTGCGCAACGACTTGCCGGAATCTGCCTCGTAGTTGCTGATCGTCCCGCGGGACACACCCATGCGCTCCGCAAGCTCGCGCTGGTCGAGGCCTGCGGCCTCCCGCGCCTTCTTGAGCCGGTCGTGCACCGTGAACCGCGGCACCGGTACCGCCCACGTCGTCTCCGTCGTCATGCGCCCAACGTTAGACCACGAACCGAAAGCCGGCAACAGGACGGTTCGGCGACTTCTTGCACATCGTTCGGCGCTGGGCTAACTTTGTGCACGTGTCAAAAAGTGACCTCGAGCAGATCCCCGCAGCCGAGGCTGCGCGCACGCTCGGTGTCGACGTCCGAACCGTTCATCGCATGATCCGTCGCGGCCAGCTCCGCGGCAACAAAGTGCACGAGGGTCTCCGGGCTCCGTTCCTGGTGAACAAGCGTGACGTCGAGTCCATGAGCGCGGAGCGCAACCCCGCCTGAAACGCAAATCGCCCGCCGCGACTGCAACTCGCGACGGGCGGTGATCCCCCGGAAGGAAATCTGATGGCCAGAGTAGCCGATTACATCGAGTGCACGCGTTGTGCACGCCGTTCACTCGACCTGCTGGTCGATCTCGACAGTGGTGAGTGCGCGAACTGCACACCCGTCACCCTGCCGCCGGCCGTCGCCGCAGCCAACGCGCTGAACGCCCGATCGGGGTTCGGACCGTTGGAGCGTGTGCGGTGAGCGCGCGTGCAATCCCGTTGAGCATCAACGGGATCGAGGTCGTGGAGATGCATCGGTTGCAGGACAACCCGAAGGTGTGGACCTGCACCATGGCCGACGGCGGGCTGGTCGTTGCGGACGGGGAACACCTCTCGAACCTCATCCGAGCAGGGTGGCCGACCGAGCACGACGTCGACCCGTACGAGCGCTTCGACCGCCTGCAGATCACACCCATCCCCGAGCTGCCGCCGATCGCGCCCGGCACGCGCCGCGGCAACCTCACGGCGCTCGCCTGGCTCGTGTTCTTCGGGTTCGTCTTCGGGCTCGTCCTCTTCGCCGCCGGCGGTGCCGCATGAGCACCGACTGGAACATCTGGGACAACGTCATCGTCGAGATGGTCACGCCCGGAATCGCTTACGCGGAGTACGTCGGGACCAACGGCGTCCCCGGCACCCACCTGCCCGATCTCCGCGACCTCGCGCGGTACTGGGTCGGCGATCCGGACAGCCTGTACTTCGCCTCCGCGTTCACCGTCGACGACCTCGCCACTGCCCTCTCTGTCGTGGAGATGCTGCGGAACGACGTCGACCCCGCCAACTTCGGCCACCCCAGCCGGCAGACACCGGACAAGGTGCGCGCCGCTCTGCTGGTCGCCGAGCGTGACCGACTGATCGACCGTATCGAGGAGCTGGCCGAAGACCGGAACGGCATCACCGCGGTGCTCGACGAGATGGCGAAGACCCAGTGAGCGCGGCCGCGGTGTCCCCGCAGAGTCCGGTCGATCGGCGCGACCGGGCCATCGAAGCTCGCGTCGAGCGTCTTGAGGCGCAGGCCTTCCGCCAGATGAGCAAGGCACCGTCGTCACAACTGCGCGCCAGGCTGGTGGAGACCATGGCCATCGTCGCGCTTCGCATGTACGCGATCAACGAGGCCGGGTTCGACTACACCACAGGGCTGTACTACGGCGAGCCGGCTTCGGGCGGTGCGCGATGAGACACCGGCTCACCCGTGCGCGCGCGTACCTCGCTCTCGCCTGCTTCTTGCCCGTCGCGCTCATCGCTGCTCAGCTCGTGCCGGGGGTGCCGTCGTGACCGAGCTGACCCTCACAGACCTGTTCTGCGGCGCTGGTGGGTCGTCCACCGGGGCGTCCCAGGTTCCCGGCGTGACCGTCCGCGTCGCGTCGAACCACTGGAAACTCGCCGTCGACACCCACAACGAGAACCACCCCGATGCGGACCACGTCTGCGCCGACCTCTCCCAGATCGACCCCCGCTACTTCCCGACCACCGACATCGGCTGGTTCAGCCCGGAGTGCACCAATCACTCCATCGCGAAGGGGAAGAAACGCGCCGACTCCACCCCCGACCTGTTCGGGGAGGTGCTGCCCGACGCCGCCGCCGAACGGTCGCGGGCGACGATGTGGGACGTCGTACGGTTCACCGAGGTGCACCGGTACCGCGCTGTCCTCGTCGAGAACGTCGTCGACGCCTGGAACTGGACCCCGTTCCGGGCGTGGCTGATGGCGATGGACTCCCTCGGCTACCACCACGAGGTCGTCTACCTCAACAGCATGCACGCGCAGGTGCACGGGCCGGGGCGCCGCAGTCGCGGGACCGCATGTACATCGTGTTCTGGCAGCACGGGAACCGTGCCCCGGACCTGCACCGTGTCGCGCGCCCGCAGGCGGTGTGTGCTCAGTGCGGGCCGGTGCGGGCGATGCAGTCGTGGAAGCGCTCCGACCGGGCACCGTGGGGGAGGTACCGGGCGCAGTACGTGTACCGCTGCCCGAACGTGAAGTGCCGTAATGCGGTGGTGGAGCCGGCCTTCCGTCCGGCGTCGGACATCATCGACTGGGACCTGCCCGGCCAACGGATCGGTGACCGGCAACGCCCGCTGGCCGACAAGACCCTCGCCCGCATCCGGGCGGGCATCGAGCGGTACTGGTCCCCACTGATCGTCGAAGCGGCCGGGAACACCTACGATTCCGCCGACCCACGTCACCCGGCGCACGGGCGGCCGGACGGCTACATGCGCGCCTGGCCGATCGACGACGCGCTACGCACGGTGCACACGACGTCGTCGAAGGCGCTCGTCGTTCCGGTCGAACGACGCGACGGGAAGTCGGCCGCCATCGCCGCTGATCCGATGCGCACGATGACCACCCGCAGCGAGACCGGCCTCGCGTTCATCGCCGAGCTGCGCGGGGGCGGGTCCGTCGCCCGACCGGTGAAGGAAGCGCTCGCGACGGTCACCGCGTCCGGGAACCACCACGGCCTGGTGACGACGTACTACGGCAACGGCAGCACCACACCCGCGAGCGATGCGCTGTCGACGGTGACGACGCTGCAACGGCACGGACTCGTCACGCCCAGCGGTGGGACATGGCGGGAGCGGGCGACGTCGACGTCCGAGCCCATGCCGACGCGGACCACCCGTGAGACCGACGGCGTCGCGACGAACCTCGGCGTCGACCTCGACGACGTCCGGTTCCGGATGCTCGAACCGCGGGAGATCGTCGCGGCCATGGACTTCCCGTCTGACTACGTCGTCCTCGGGAACCGTCGCGAGCAGGTCCGCATGGCCGGAAACGCGGTCACACCGCCGGCCGCCCGGGACCTCGTCGCGTGCGTCGCCGAGTCGCTGGGAGTCGCGTCATGACCGACAACCGGATCGTCCTCCCGACGGATGGACCCGTAATCCCGGTCGAGCAGACGTGCGAGCTGCCGCAGGGCGCGGTGGGCACACCGCGGTGCACTAAGCGCGCCGAGCACGTCGCCGACATCCATGGCTGCATCCTCGACCAGCCCGAGCACGCCTGGGTGCGTGTGCGTATCTGCCACGACCACGTCGTCACCGCGCACAAGGCGTTCACCGACATGCAGCACCGCTCACCCGGCGGCCGCGCCGAGTGCGCCGAGTGCGAGAAGCCGTTCCACCGATTCCGGGACCTGCTGATCAAGGTGGAGGTGCGTCGCTGATGCCCGCTCAGGAGATGTCCGGCATCACGGACGTGGAGGGCAACCCGCTGCCGGTGGGGTTCTGCCCGCTGCACCCGCACGAACGCGACGGCGACCGCTGGGAAGAGGCCTGCCGTCAGTGCATGGCCGACTTCGGTCGCCCGTGGTGGTGGGTGTGGTGACCCGGCGTCGGGCCTGCCCGGGCGGCTGCGGCCGCGTGCTCCGCCGATCGCTGTTCTGCTGCGACCGGTGCATCACGCGGCTGCCGCAGCCGACGCAGCGGGTCGTGCGTGCCGCTGCCGGCAAACCCGCCGCCGCGAAGGTGCGGGTGTGGGCCGACGCCGCACAGCACTTCGAGCGGAGGTTCACCCGCCGATGACCACCGTTCCGGGAACCGCCCTGTCGTCGTACGACGACGCGCTGACTCTGGTGTACGACACGGTCCGCGCCGCCGGCGCCGACAGCGTCGACTTCACCAGCACCGCGGCGCCGAACCTGCTCGTGCCGCTGTGCCTGCAGGTGCCGATGCCGCAGCTGTGGTCGGCGACAGCGGAGTTCCCGGACGGTCACACCATCGTCGGTGTCGCCTCGATGCCCACCACCCTGTTCCCGTACGCCGCGGTGCTGTCCGCGTGCTGTGACCTGTTGCGGCGCATGGGCTGCACCGACACCGCGGACCGCATCAGCGGCGCCGCGTTCACCCGAGGAGGCCGCAGTGGGTGGTAGCGCGACCTGCCAGAAGTGCAACCAGCCGGTGCTGTGGTTCACCACCCGCGAGCGCGGCACCCCCGTGGCCGTCGACCCGTCCCCTGACCCCGACGAGGGCACCGTGATGATCACCGCCGTCTCCGAACCTACCGAGACGCACCTGCCCGCCCGCAGCACCGGCGGACGCCGCCGACGCAAGGAGAAGACGGTGTTCGTCGACGTCCTCACCGGCGACGCTCTCACCGCGGCCATCGCCGACAAGGAGAAGTTGTTCATGCTCCACTCCAAGACCTGCCCGGCCGGGAAGCCGTTCAACCCGCGCCCCGCCCACGTCCGACTGCACCTGCCCCCGAAACCGAAGGGGCCGAGGTGACCTCGTTCTCCGACGTGCAGGCCGCCGACATCTGGTGGGCCACACAGAACCCCGAACGCAAGTGCCAGATCCACCGATGGATCGACCCCGCCGCCCGCGGCCACCACCCAGTCGCCGGCCAGTTCGAACTCGACCTACCAGACACCCCCGACGCGAAAGGAGGAACCAGCTGATGTCGCCCACCGCACCGCTGGTGTTCCTCGACACCGAAACCACCGGCCTGCACCCCGACCGTCGGATCTGGGAACTCGCCATGATCCGCGTGACCGAGAAGACCGAGCGCACCGTGTCAGTCTTCGTCGCCGACGTCGACCTCGCCCAGGCCGACCTGAAAGCACTGCAACTCGGCCGGTTCCACGATCGGCACCCCAACCACCGACCGACGACCGGGCCCAACCCGGAGCCGCTGCCGTCGGGCGTCTGGTCGCTGCAGGAAGCCACCGTCGCGCAGAAGGTCGAAGCGTGGACCCGCGGCGCCACCATTGTCGGCGCAGTGCCCAGCTTCGACACCGAAGGCCTGGCCGCCATGCTCCGCCGACACGGACTGTGCCCCAGCTGGCACCACCGCCTCGTCTGCGTCGAGTCGATGGCCCTGCCGCACGTCGGATGGGGCACCGACGGCCGCCCCATGGGCCTCGCCGCCCTGGCCGAGAAGCTCGACATCGAGCACGAAGACGCCGACCTGCACACCGCGCTTGCCGACGCCCAACTCGCCCAGCGCATCTTCGAGCACCTTGTGGTGACGCGATGAGCACCACCACCGGGGCGGACACCGCCCTCGACCTCGACGCAATCGAACGTCGCTTCACCGCGGACCCGATACCGGACTGCCGGGTGTGTCACGCGGAGCTGGAAGTGGCGTCAATGGGCGGGGGGCGGGCGACCGAGTATGCCTGCCCGCGTCCCTACGCCGCCGGATTCGCCCGCTTGGGTAGCCCAGAGTGGAAGGCCCAGTCCGAGCACTACGGACGGTCGAAGTACACCCACTTCCGTTCGGGGGACTCTGAGGTGCTGGCTCTCGTGGCGGAGGTTCGCCGTCTGCGCCCTCGTGTGATTACGGGGGATGTGGAGGCGGTGACCGCAGCCCTGGACGGGTTGCCGGTCGGGTCGATCATCACCACCGACGTGGACATCGAGTGGGGCGGCGATGTTTTTCACCGCACCCAGTTCCCCAACGCGCTGCCGACGTGGTACCTGGCTGGCGGTTCGAAGTCCGTGAGGTCCGAGGACATCGCTCGGCATCAGGTCCCCATCACCGTCCTCCGCGAAGGGGTCGGAGCATGAGCGGGGAACGGTCGGTCGACCCCAGGGTGATCCCATGCACGGTCTGCGGCGCGGCCCCTGATCACCCGTGCCAATTCCTGTACGTCGCAGACCGGGTGTCGATGACCATGCGCGGTTATCACGCAACGCGGGTCATCGACGCAACACCGAACCATCCGCTCACCGTCCTTCGAGAAGGGAGCATGAGCGCGCTGCCCAAGGTCACTGTGAAACTGCGCCGTGGTATCGGAGAAGACCCGCGCCGCAACATGATGTCGGCCCTGACCGACCAGCTCGACAAGACCCGGTTCTTCATCGACGGCGAAGCCGACTGGACCGCCGAGTTCGGACCCGTCCCGCGCCCCACCGGCCGCGCCTACACGCACGGCGTCCGCGCCGCCGCCGTCACCCTCGCCGACGAGATCCGCGAGCACGACGGCGGCCCACTCGTCGTCGGCGGGTTCAGCGCCGGCGCCGCCGTCGTCAACACCGCCCTCCGGATGCTCTCGTACCGCGAACGTCAAGCGAAGGTCACCCGCGCGATCCTCGTCGCCGACCCCGCGATGCCTGCCTCCATCCGCCTGGACCAGCTCGTCGGCACCCGCCGGCCGAACTCGTCCGGCATCACCGGCGGCAAGAGCATCTGGACGCCCGACGGGTCACGGATGCTCACCTGGGTCGCCCACCAGGGCGACGCCATCTGCTGCTGCCCGCTGCTGTCCCCGCTGCGCACCCTGGCCGACCAACTCACCGGCATGTCCCTATCCGACCTCGGCGGCTGGGGCGCAGAACTCCACACCAAGCTCGTCACCCGCGCATTCCAGCCCACCAACGTCCTCGGCATGAGCGAAGCGCTGTGGGACCTCGACGGCTACATCCGACGCGGCGAGCACGTCCGCCACTACCCGCCGATGCTCGCCCAGCTCGGCGCCCAACTCAACAAGGAGATGCGATGAGCCACCGCGACGACGCCCGCGCCAATGCTCGCGCCACGGGCCCGCGATCCACCCGCGCGAGGCCGAGAATTCTGCGCTCGATTCAGACCACGGCGCTCGACAAGCTCACGGTCGGCGACCTCGAGGCCGTCGTCCAGGCCTGCCGTTCGCTCGACCTCGCCGACGACTCGCGAGTAGAACTCAGCTCGGGCTCGCCGGACCGACCGGGTGAGCGGGCCACGTACACGATCACCGCACGGGAGTCGTGATGAAGTGCTGCGTCTGCGGGGCAAAGCACCCCGACCACACCCTCTACGCCTACGCCGGCCGCTGGTACTGCGGAGCCGCCTGCCGCTCCGTCCACGACCCCAGCACCCACGGGTTCGTCGCCCGATCGGTCGAAGCCACCACCACCGCCCACGGCGGCACACAGTGACCGCGTTCGGCTGGTGCCTCGTCGGCGCCACCGCCACCCTCGCCGCCGTTGGCGTCGGCCTCGGCGCGCTGATCTACCGCGACACCCGCCAATCGTGAAGTGGGCGCACGCCTTCGGCTACCCGCACACCTCACCCGAAGCCACCGAACTCGCAAGGAGGTCCGCCATGAACATCGCCATCACCTACGCCACCCGCCGCGAGGAATGGGAACTGCGCGCCCACATCCGCGTGCTCCGAATCGTCAAAGCCATCGAGCGCTACAGCGCTGCCCGGGCATCGGCCGCCATGGCGGCCGTCCGGGCACGCAACGAAGCCGCGCGATCGGCGGACCCGCGGTGACGAGCACACCCATGGACCTCGTCGCTGAGGCCCTCAAACCGCACTCATGGCACGTCAAGACGGCCGCGGACGGGTCACTGCACGGCGTGTGCCTCGGCTGCATCGAGAACGGAGTGCTGCCCGAGTTCCACACGTGGCACGGGTTCGCGGAACACCTGGCCGCTGTGATCGCCGACCTCCCCGACGTGGCCATCATCGCCCTGCCACCAGCGCATCCATTGACGATGGCACTCGAAGGGCGCGTCGTTCCGCCTCTCGTGGCAATGGACGTCGCCCGGCAGGTGTACGCCGACGGGCTTGCGGCCCATCGCGCCGGCCAGAATCCGTCGTTGGCGTGTGAGCAGTGCGCTGGCTCGGGCACCGTCGAATGCTGGAATCCCGGCGGACCGTGCGCCACACCGAATGAACTCGGTTGCGAGACGTGCGGTCCGTGCAACGCCTGCGCCGTGCAGTCCGTCGGGGGTCAACCGTGAGCGTTCACGAAGTCACCTACTACCAGGCGAAGTGCGACGGCTGCGGGTACATCGAGACGGACTACGGCGACTACTCCGCGTGGGGCGATCCCGGCACTCCATTTGACTCCCTTCCCGACAACGGTTGGATCGTCGGCGACCGCGATAACCCTGACTACTGCCCGACATGCGTCGAGAAGATGCCCTGCGAGGTTTGCAAGTCGACCGACTACACGTACCTCGTCGACGACCACAAGGTGTGCGAGACCCACGAGGACCACGACTTCTCGGCGCTCAAGTGCAAGCACTGCGGCGAACAGATCGAGCAGTACGCCAACGGTCAGCACCGGCACCATGCCGGGCCCGGCGGAAAGAACCGCTGTCAGATCGAACCGTACGGCTACATGGCGGAACCACACGGCGACCCGTGCACCGTCCTGTGCATCGGTCACGAGCCGGGCCTGCACGTCGTGGAGGACCCGTCGTGACCACGCGCAATTGGCCGTGCACCAGCTTCAGCGGGGCTGAGGGACCTGTCCGTGAGCTGGGGCGGATGCCGCGGCTGTGGAAGTGCGACGAATGCGGACGTGAGCACGTCGACGTGCGGGCTGCCACCGGGCAAGTCAGCAGCCGCAACGAGACATACCGCGAGGTCGTCGGCTACGTGGTGGCCGGCCTGGGCGACGACGAGCTGAGACAGGCGGTCGGCGACCCAATGACCGTCCACGACACCCGCGAGGACGCAGACGGTCAGATGGTGCAGCTGTGGGCCGAAGGGTTCGACGACCACGAGGTGTTCGAGCTGACCCGCTTCACCACCCGCATCGTGCGACCCGTCGAGATCGCCCAGCTCGAGCAGTCTGGCGCCGAACGGCCGATCCGCACTGTCCACCTCCCGGGGGATTGCTGATGGCCCGCGCAGCGGCGCGCGCGCCGCCACCCCGAGACCCTTAATCACCGTGATCTGAGCGCCAAGACAAGGACAGCCTCGTGCCATTCGTTCGATGGGGAGACACCGCAGCCAATCACCCGATTGTGCTGTCAGTCTTGGAGCACGAGGACTGCGACGACCGACTCGTCAACGAGGTCAACGGCTTCGTGAATCGCTGCGCACAGCAGGCCGGCGCGCACCTGACCGACTACGTGATCAACCGCGGCACAGCGGCACATATCGCTGGTCCGTCTCGCGTCGACGTGCTCGTGGCTGTAGCGATCTTCGCGGGCTACATGACGACCGTCGACATCGACGGCCGCGTCGGATACAAGCTCGTCGACACCGACCACGACTTCCTGCACCTCCGACTGAGGGAAGAAGTCGAGTTCGAACGCCAACGACGCTCCGACAACTCGAACCCCGCGCTGATCATCCCCGTGCGGATGCGCGACGGCGACGCCTGCCGCTACTGCGGCCGAGTCGTCAACTGGGGCGCCAAGACCGGCGCCTGGGGCGGAACGTACGACCACCTCGAACCGGGCAAGCCCGCCACGGTCGACACCTACGTGGTCTGCTGCCGCTCCTGCAACTCCGCACGCAGCGACGGCACCAAACCCCGCGGCGAACGCACCCTGCTCACCGCACCCTCCGTCCCGTACTTCTCCAAGCACACCGTCGAGTGGATCACCAACCACCAGTGGGCACAGAGCAACGGCTACGAGCCACCAGCACGCAGCCGCAGCAACGTCCGCCCCGGAGACCCCGCACCCGGCGCCGCCACCACCGGCAGCGCCACCACGTCGACCGGCCTGAGCCCCGCCACCACGGCGGCGAGTTCGGCCGCAGGAGAGCGAGCCGACACCCAGTCGGTGAACGCCCCGAAGACCGCCAGCGGCGGCGCTCCTGCACCGCGAACCGACACCCAGTCGGTGAACGCCCCCGTCGACACCGCGAACCGACACCCAGTCGGCGAACGCCAGAAACGCGGGTCTACCAGCACCGACGGCGCTCTTGTCAAGAATCAGCAACATCCGACAAGACGTGAGGGTACGGACCTTGTCGGCACCGGTCGGGACGGGCCGGGCCGGGTCGGGTCGGGTCGGGTCGGTCGCCCACCCGCCCAAGGTGACACGACGAACCCACCTGTCCCCGTTGCCAACTCACCTCGGTCCCGTCGCAAACGCAGGTCCCGAAGGCACACCAGAACCACCACCCCTCCGATCGGAGAATGACTTGCCCACCAAGAAGATCGACCAGGTGTGGGACGACTGCCCCGGCGGGCGACTCGACGCCGACACCATCGACCGCATCGACACCATCGCCCAGCCCTTCGTCGACGCCGTCCACTCGGCCGACGTCGCCGCGGTCGAGCGGATCACCCGAGGCATGTCCTGGACCCACCTCAGCGCCCTCGCCCTGTCGGTGGCCAGCCTCGCCGAACCGTCCGCCGCCCGCCCGCCGCAGCTCGCCTGGTCCATCGCAGACCTGAAGTGGGCCCACGCCCGCTACAAGAAGGGCGGCCGCACCGACCGCGTCCGACAGGGCGAGGCGCTCTACCAGCAGATGCTCTACCGACACCGCGCGGCGAAGATGCCCGCCGCCGAGAGGAGACTCGCGTGAGCAGGACCGTCCAGGTGCACCGCGACCTCGCATACCTCGAGGAGTCGTGGCCGCACGTCGTCAACTGCAAGCTGCCCGGCACCGCCCGCTCCTGGGTGGAGACCCCGCAGGTCGGCGAACTCACCCCGGAAGCGGCCGACCGCCTCGGCAAGAAGGGCGTCCCGCGCGCCGCGCCGGCCACCGTCTTCGTGCTCGACCTGCTCGCCGACTACGCCCGCATCGCCGACGACGTCGCCCGCACCGTCGTCGACGTCGCGGACCTCGGTGCCCAGTTCCTTCCGCTGAACGCGGCATCGAAGGACCCGCGCCCGTGGCTGCACGTCATCGCGACGTGGGTGTCGCAGGCGCACGACCGCGACGACAAGACGATCCCGTGGGTGGACGCCATGATCCACCCGATCGTCTCGGCGACGGCGCGGCTGCTCGGCGATGTCCGCTCGGGGCAGGTCCTGAACGGGGTGTGCCCGTGGTGCCAGGGCCGCACGGCGACAGGGCTGGGGGAGCGGACCCTGCAGATCCGGTACCCGGACCCCGACGACAAGGACGACGAGCCGCTGATCTTCTGCTTCGGCGTGAACTGCCGGCCACCGTCGGCCGCGTGCGGCCAGCAGTGGCGCGGCCACCCGGCGTGGGTGCAGCGCGAGTGGAACTGGCTCGCAGAGCAACTCATCCAGATCCCCAGCAACCGAACACGAGAGGCAGTGTGAGCACCATGGAGTCGGACATCAGTGTGACAGTTACCGAGACAACGTCGGTGTTGTGCGTGGGTCGGACCACCATCAAGCTGGGCGACTTGCGTGCCCTGGTCGAACGGTGCACGGGTATGGACGAATGGACCGATGTGACCGTAAGTGGAAACCCTGACGATGACGAGGGGCACTCGATCACATGGATCGAAGTCAGGCGCGTCGCGGATCGAACGGCCGCCAGCAACGTCGCCGACACGCCGACGTCGTGACCTGTTGCGGATGTGGTTATCCACAGGCATGATGTGACCACGGCGATGGCCCGTACCCAAGTCAGGGTGCGGGCCACTCGCATGTCCGAGGTGGTGAGTGGCCATGGCTGCACAGCGCAGAGGCAAGACGACGTCGCAGAAGGGACTGGGCTGGGACCACCAGCAGGTCCGCAAGCAGCTCCTGTCACAGCACGTCGAGGGAACACCGTGCGGGCATTGCGGCAAGCCGATGTTCAAGGCCACGCAGCCGCTCGATGCCGACCATGAGCTGGCCCGTCATCACGGTGGCCGCCGCGCGAACCGTCTACTGCACGCTTCGTGTAACCGGTCGCGCAAGGACGGCACGACGCCGACGCCGGCGGTGAGGGCGGCGCGGGCGGACCGGGGTCAGTGGACGCTGCTGCAGTGGGCCTGACTGCATAACCGCAGGTCAGAGGCTTGCAACGGCATAACCGCAGGTCAGCGGCCTAAAATCCGAGGGGTGGGGGGCCTGACTCTCCCACCTCCGATCTGTCTTTCTCTCCCCAGGGCCGGAACGAATGACGTCCTGAGCAGCGCAAACGTGGAGGCGACCCCATGATCGATCGACTGATCTTCGCCTTCGTCTACTGGCTCGTCCACGTCCTGCGTCTCGACCCCAGTGACCGATAGACCCAGCCTGTACAGCGCCGCCCACCACGCCGCAGATTGGAACCGACCATGACCACGTCCACCGAGCGCCCGCCCGCCGTCGTTTCCGAGGACTACACCGTGGACACGGTGAGATGCGGTTTTCTGACGGAGGAGATGGGACTCGACTACTGGCAGGCGACAGCTGTGTCGTCGACCGCGTACCTCGCCGGAGTGTCGACCCCACGCCAGCAGGGCAAGACGGAAGCCGCGGTGGCCCGCGCGATCTTCGATGCGGCGGTGGAGGGACGTCACGTCCACTACTCCGTCGCGAGCCAGGCCCTGGCCAGCAACACGTTCCGCCGCGCGCGAGAGCAGCTGCAGCGCAACGAATTGCTCGACGACTCGATAATCCGTACGACGAGTGCACTCGGGCGAACACGCATCGAGTTCCGCAACGGCGGCCGGCTGACGTTCGGAACCCGGTTCGGCGCACAACGAGCAACCGAGGTCGATCTGCTGATCGTCGACGAAGCGTCAATGTTCGACGCATCCGCGTATGCCGCCGCCACCGTAGCAACGGCGACCCGGCAGTCCGCCCAGATTCTTGCGCTCGGTACGGCTCCGTACCCCGACGAGAACTCGCGGCGCGCGGCGGCGGGCTTCGCCAGGATGCGACATCTGGCGCTGCGGGGCACCGATGCGACGAGCTGGTGTGAATGGTCGGCTGCCCAGTTCGTCGTGACCGACGAAGACGGTCCGCGGTTGGCGGCGGGTGCAGATCGCGACGAAGCCGTTGCCGCGGCAAATCCGGCGGTACCCGATCGCATCCGCCCCGAGATGATCGAGCGCGAGCGGCAGTTCCTGCCCGACAACGTGTTCCTCGTCGAGCGGCTGAACATCGGCGACTGGCGACTGCTCGATGACGTCGAACCCGCTCGCTGACGCGCTCAAGCCCGTCGGACTCGGGGACCGAGGCGAAGCACTGTGGACCGCGTTCGGCGGCGACACGATCACCGACGCCGCTCGGGCGGTCCTGGTCGCCGAGGCGGCTCGACTGGCCGACACGCTCGAGATGATGGACGGCCTGATCCGCGCCGAGTCCGAAGCGTGGGCGACCGTCGAGCTTCCCGAGATCGACGGCGCGGAGCTGAAACTGACCATTAACCCGATCGTCGCGGAACGCCGCCAGACGGTCACGGTGTTCCGGCTGACCTTGGCGCAGCTGACGAACGTCGCCGCGATCGACGGCGCGGCCGCAAACAACTCGTACCGCGGCGCCGACGGCGGTGACCGGCCACAGGGCGGTGTCGATGAGATCAAGCAGCGGCGAGACCGACGCCTGGCAGACACCGCGGATCTGTAGCGCACCCGCGGCTCTCTCGTCGTCCGGACAGGACGCGGTCGACCTCGCGGCGTCCGCCGGCCTGCACCTCGACCCGTGGCAGCGCAACATCCTCGACGTCGCGCTGCGCGAGAAGCCGGACGGGAAGTGGTCGTCGTTCGAGGTGGGCGTGCTCGTATCCCGCCAGAACGGCAAGGGCGCCATCATCGAGGCGCGCGAGCTGGCCGGCATCTTCCTGTTCGGCGAGCGGCTGATCATTCATTCGGCCCACCAGTTCGACACCTCGCTCGAGGCTTTTCGGCGGCTGCGGTTCTGGATCGAGAACACGCCCGATCTCGACCGACAGGTCAAGAAGATCAACGAGGCCCACGGCAAAGAGGGCATCGAGCTGAAGAACGGCAACCGCATCCGATTCCGTGCGCGCACCCGTTCCGGCGGCCGAGGCTTCTCCGGTGACACGGTCATCCTCGACGAGGCCATGATCCTGCCCGAAGAGTCGGTCGGCGCGCTGCTCCCCACGATGTCCGCGCGCCCGAACGCCCAGCTCTGGTACCTCGGCTCCGCGGTCGACGAAGAGATCCACGAACACGGCATGACGTTCACGCGCATCCGCAATCGTGGTGTCGCGGGTGGTGACCCGTCGCTGGCGTACATCGAGCACTCGGCCGACGACACCCGCCGCGACGACGACTCGCTGATCATCGACCCGGCCGACCCGCGCCAGATCATGGCGGCGAACCCCGGCATCGGGTACCGACTGACCCTGTCGCACATCGCCAAGGAACGCCGGTCGATGCCGAGCCGGATGTACCTCGTCGAGCGACTCGGCATCGGGTTCTGGCCTACGGAGGACAGCGAGAAGGTCCCCCCGATCGACCCGGAGACGTGGCAGCGGCGCAGCGACAAGGCGCCCGGCCTGACGCAGCAGATCGCGATCGCGGTCGATATGGACCCGGAGCTTCGGTGGTGCTCGATCGCTGCCGCGGTGCTCCGAACCGACGGTGGCGTGCACGTCGAGGTCGGCTACCACGAGAAGCCGTCGCGCGCGGTGGTGCCCTACTTGATCGCTCTCATCGCCCGATGGAATCCCGTTGCCCTGGTGATCGATTCGAAGGGATCGGCGGCGTATCTCCGGCCGCTGCTGATGAAGGAGAAGATCCAGCCCGAGGACGTCACGGGCGCGTCGATGGCGCAGGCGTGCGTCGGCATGCAGCGCGCGGTCGACGACGACGACGTTTCGCACACAGGCGATCCCGTTCTGATCGACGCGGTCAAGGGTGCGAAGAAACGGCGCATCGGCGACGGCTGGGGATTCGACCGAAAAGGCGACTCGATCATCTCTCCCCTGGTGGCAGTCACCCTCGCCCGCCACGGCCTGCTCTCCACCATCACCGACAACCCACCGCCGGCCTCGCCCGACTTCGACACGGCCGAGACCACCTCGGCCAGTGACCTCGTCGACGACATGCTGTCCGCCGGATTCTGACGAAGGAGGTGCTCGTGGCCACGACCGACCCGACCAAGCCCAGCACCGCGCCCGAGTTCGAGTCGGGATACGTCAACGGGAGCGGTAACAGCTGGAACTGGATGGTCGACGAGGCCGAGACGACGCCGGAGCTGCAGTGGCCGGCGTCCATCGAGACCTACGCGAAGATGTGCCGCGAGGACGCCCAGGTCACCTCGATGCTCCGCGCGGTGCAGTTGCCGATCCAGCGCACGATCTGGCGGGTCCGGCCGAACGGGGCACGCCCCGAGGTGTACCGGCACATCGCGGCCGATCTCGGGCTGCCCGTCGAGGGCGAGCCGTCGGACGAGACACCCCTGGCCCGCACCCGCGGCCGGTTCTCGTGGACGGCGCACCTGCAACAGGCCATGGAGATGTTCAAGTACGGACACGCATTCTTCGAGCAGGTCGCGCAGCTCGACGAAGAGACCGGACTGTTCCACCTGCGCAAGCTGGCGGCGCGCAAGCAGAACACCATCGAGCGAATCAACGTCGCTCTCGACGGTGGGCTCGAGTCGATCGTGCAGCGGCCCCCGGCGTCCATGTCGATCTTCAAGAACGAGCCGATCCCGGTGTCCCGACTGGTGGCCTACGTCTTCGACCAAGAGCCCGGCGTCTGGACCGGCCGGTCGTTGCTGCGCCCTGCCTACAAGCACTGGATGCTCAAGGATCGCCTGCTGCGAACCCACGCGACCATGGTCGAGCGCAACGGTCTCGGCATGCCGGTGTACACCGGCGCCGAAGGAGCCACCTCGGACGACCTCTCGAAGGGGCGTCGGATGGCGTCGGAGGCCCGCGCAGGCCGGTACGCCGGCGCCGGACTGCCGTACGGAGCGACTCTCAAGTTCCAGGGCGTCGACGGCAACCTGCCCGACGCGCTGCCCGGCATCAAGTACCACGACGAGCAGATCGGCCGCGCCGCGCTGACGCACTTCCTGAACCTCGGCCAGCAGACCGGGTCGTGGGCGCTGGGCACCGAGTTCGCGAACTTCTTCATCATGACCCTGCAGACGGTCGCCGAGACCATCCGCGACATCGCGAACCAGCACGTCGTCGAGGACATCGTCGACTGGAACTGGGGCCCGACGGAGCAGGCCCCACTGCTCGTCTTCGACGAGATCGGATCGCAGCACGCTCCGGTCGCCGAGGCGCTCAAGACGCTCGTCGACGCCGGAATCCTGTTCCCGGACCGCAAGCTCGAGGAAGCGGTGCGCGAGCGGTACAGCCTCCCGTCGAAGGGCACACCGGCGCCGTCGACGGACGACACCACCGCATCCGACTCTGCCTCGACCACCCGCCGTCCCCGCGCACGGGGGATCGACCCGGCGCAGGGATCGCTGTTCGAAGGAGCCCCATCGTGAACCGCATCGACGCTCGCGTCCGCGCCGCACTCCGCGACACCGACGCCGCCCGCGAACCGTGGTGGCGCATCAACAACGCCGCCACCGACGGACCGACGGAGATCCTGATCTACGGCGAGATCGGGTGGTCGTTCTGGGACGACTCGGTCACCGCGATCGACTTCGTGAACGAGCTGCGCGAGATCGACACCGATCGCATCGACGTCCGAATCAACTCGCCCGGCGGCGACGTGTTCGACGGCATCGCGATCATGAACGCCCTGCGCGCGCACAAGGCCAAGGTCACGACCTACATCGACGGCATCGCCGCCAGCGCAGCGAGTTTCATCGCCATGGCCGGCGACGACGTCGTGATCCGCCGCAACGCCGAGATGATGATCCACGACGCCTGGGGCGTCTCCGTCGGCAACGCCGAGGACATGCGCGAGATGTCCACCCGCCTCGATCAGATCAGCGACAACATCGCCTCGATGTACGCCGACAAGGCGGGCGGCGGCGTCGCCAAGTGGCGCACCGCGATGAAGACCGAGACCTGGTACTCGGACAAGGAAGCCCTCGACGCCGGTCTCGTCGACCGGATCGACAAGGGCACGGCCACGCAGGACGCGAAGAACCGGTTCGACCTGTCGATCTTCAACTTCGCCGGCCGCCGCGCCGCCCCCGAACCGCCGCGCATCGCGGCGATGACCACCTCTGCCGAGCGCGTGGAGGGAACCGAAGAGGAGAAGGAGACCAAGGTGACCACCTTGAGCGAAGGCCTCCGCGAGCGGCTCGGCGCCGATCCGGAAGCAACCGAAGAGCAGCTGCTCGAACTGGCACTCGAGCGCCTGACCGATCCGGCCACCGAGGCGACCGAACCGGCAGCCGAGGCCGAACCCGCCCCGGCCGCTGCGGCCGCGTCGACCGTTCCCGGCGTCGTCACCATCGACGAGGAGCGCCTGCGCAACCTCGAAGCCGGAATGGCCCGCCTGGCCGCGTTCGAGGACCGCGAGGCCGCCACCGAGCGCGACGCCGTCGTCAACGACGCGGTCAGCGCCGGCAAGATCCCCGCCGCCCGAGTCGAGCACTGGAAGAATCTGCTCGCCAAGGACCCCGGCATCAAGGACGTCCTGGAAGCCATGCCCGCCGGCGCCGCGGTCCCAGTCGGCGAGATCGGTCACGGCCAGGACGGCGCGCACGGTGCCGAGGTGGTCGGCGCGTCCGCTCAGCTCGCGGACATCACCAGCACCCCCGAGTACAAGAACTGGAGCTTCTGATGAGCGGCATCCCGCAGGTCACCAAGACCGGACCGAAGACCTTCACCCCGGCCGAGCCCATCCTCGGCGGCCAGCTCGTCGAGGGCCGCAGCGCCTCGCGCGTCGGCGTCGCTGCTGCTGGGTCCACCCGCGTGCTCGGCGTGGCCGTCGTCGACGGGCAGAGCCCCGACGCGCTGGTGACCACGCCGACCGTCGTCAACGGCCGACCGCAGCTCAACGCGGCGCCCCTGGCGACGCTCGTCTCGGTCGCGTACGGCGGCATCGAGGTCCCCGTGACCTTCGCGGCGAACGCCAATTTCGGCGATCGCCTCGTGGCCGCCGCGAACGGCACGGTCACCCCCGCGGGCGCCACCCCGGACGCCCGCACCATCGTCGGCACCTGCACCGAGCCGGGCGGAGTCGTCGTCGCGACGAACCCCGTCGGTCTCATGCGGACCGTCTGACGGCACTCACACACTCGATCTCGGAAGGACAATTCTCATGCCTGTAGGTGTGTTGAGCGTCGGCGACGGCGGCCGGACCACGGTCTCGCAGCTCGTCGGTGCTCCGATGGCAATCCCCGCTCGCATCCTCTCGCTGCTGAGCAATGCGTTTCTGTCGGAGTCGTTGCTGCGCAACGCCGGACCGAACCGCAACGGCCTCGTGCAGTACGAGGAGGAGACCCCGCTCTACCTCGACGGTGACCTGCAAGACGTCGCCGAGTTCGGTGAGATCCCCGTGGTCGCCGGCCAGCGCGGCCTGCCGCGCATCGCCGTGGCGAACAAGAAGGGCTTCGGCGTCCGCGTCTCGCAGGAGATGCGCGACGAGAACAACATCGACGCCGTGAACATCCAGATCACGCAGGCCGCCAACACCGCCATCCGGGCGCAGGAACGGGCACTGCGGGCGGCGTTCAGCAACGCGGCGATCCCGACCATCGCGGCCACCGCGGCCTGGACGGGCTCGACGGCGAAGATCCGTCGCGACCTCGCCAACGCGCAGGAGCTGGTCGCGGACGCGAAGCCCGCGGCTTCGCAGGGCGACGACCTGCTCGGGTTCGAGGCGGACACCATCGTCTTCCCCGGCTCGATCAAGCCGCTGCTGCTCGACAACGAGGAGTTCCTCAAGGTCTACAAGGACGACCTGTCGACCGAGGACCTCCGCTACACCGGCAAGATGCCGAAGCAGGTACTCGGCATGGACGCGCTCACGAGCCGCACGTGGCCGAAGGACCGCGTGCTGGTGCTCATGCGTGGTGTCGCGGGCTTCTACTCCGACACCCGCCCGCTCACCTCGACCGGGCTCTACCCCGAGGGCAACGGCCCGATGGGCGGGCCCACCGAGTCGTGGCGCTCGGACACCACCTACAAGCGCGTCATCGGCATCGACCAGCCGAAGGCCGCGGTGTGGATCACGGGGGTGCAGTCCGCATGACCGACCCGAACACGGTCACCGCGGGTGACTACGAGCTGGTCGCGGCACTCTGGGATCAGCAGGTGTCGAAGCCGGGAGAGCCGTTCGACTTCCGTCGGTACCGCGCGGGCGACATCGTCACGCTGGACGTCGAGGAGGCGCGGCGGCTGGTCGCGGCCGGCGCGGTCGTGCCGCCCGGGTCGCGTCAGAAGGCGGCGGCCGAGGCCGCCCGCGCCGCGTACGAGCTGGCACTGGCCCAGCTGCCGGACTCGATTCGCCGCGAGGTGCTCGAGACGCAGACCGGAGCCTCCGTCGACGGCGTGTCCGCACCCGGAGCGACGTCCGACCGGGCCGAGGCGGTGCAGCCGCCGAAGGCCGCGTCCAAGGACGACTGGGTGGCCTACGCGGTCGCCAGCGGGTGGTCCGAGGCCGACGCCGAGAAGCTGACGAAGAAGGACCTCATCGCTCGCCTGACCGAGTCCGACGAGGCGCCGGACTCCGCAGCCGACCCCGGTGATGGAGACGACGCTGCGACGCCGCCCGCCGACGGCGCCGACCAGGGCGGCGACGACGTTCCGGAGCGTCCCGCCAACGTCGCGGACGAGGAGACGTGGCTCGCGTACGCCATCAAGCGCGGCGTCCCGGAGCACGAGGCGGAGCAGCTGAGCAAGCAGGAATTGATCAACCTGCTGACCTGATCGACCGGTGAGAGGACGCCCCCATGTCTCTGACGTCGTACGCCACGACCCAGCAGATGGAACCGAAGTGGAAACGCCTCACGGGGCGTTCTCTCACCACCGAGCAGCGCACCGAGGCCGAGGAAGCCCTGCAACTGGCCGGGGTGCTGATCCGTCGGCACGTCGACATGACGGACTCGCCGGACCTCGCTGCGCAGGACGAGAAGGAACTGATCGCGCGGCACGTCTCGATCGAGATGGTCATCTCGGCGCTGGCCGTCGGGTACGAGGTCTACAACAAGTCCGAGTACTCGACGTCGGTCGGCGGCATCGCGGAGTCGGCGAAGCTGATCAACCCGTCGGCGACGATGTACTTCACGAACGCCCAGAAGGAGCTGTTCGGCGTCGGACCGTCGTCCGAACCGCAGTGGTACTTCGGGGACGAGCCACGGTGAGCCGCTTCGGATTCACCTCGACCATCGCGATCAAGAAGCCGCAGCGGGTCGCGGATCGGTACAGCAACGAGCGCCTGGTGTACGACGACGTCGAGCCGGTGCCGGTCGACGACCTGGTGTCGCTGCAGCCCGAGTCCTCCACGGAGGTCGGCGACCGCGAGAACCGCATCGGCACCGTCGAGACCTTCCGCCTCCGCACCCAGCCGGGCATCGACCTCGACCTCGACTCCGTCGACCACGTCCTGTGGGCCGGCCGCGAACTCGAGGTGATCTCCGAGGTCATGCGTTGGCCGCACCCCATGCGCCCGGACGGTGTGCACCACCTCGAAGCGACGCTGCGATTCGTGAAGGGATGAGTCGAATGCGACTGTCGAACAGAACGTTTCAGAAGATCAACCGGTCACGGGCCGTGCAGGACGCCGTGGCGCGGAAGGCGCAGCGCGTCGCGGCCACGGCGCGCTCGATAACCGCGAACGAGGGCGGCACCGCAAGCATCACCGTCGTCAGCGGCGTCCGCCCCGGCGGCCGCGCGTACACCAACGTCGTCTCGTCCAGCAGGGACGAGGAGTACGGCACCGAAACCACCCCCCGCATCCGGGCGCTGGGCCGCGCCGCTCGGGCGAACTGACACCGGAAGGCGTCCATCATGAGCAAGACAGTGCAGTGGTCCATCCACCGCGACGACAGCAAGATCGGCCAGACCGAGACGATCGAGGACGACTTCCTCGCCGACCGGTACATCTCGACCGGCATGGCCGTCCCGGTCGACGCCGCCGAGGACGGCGCGACCGAGGGTGACACCGCGCCCGCCGACGACGCGGCGAGCGGTCAGGCCGAGTCGGCCGCTCCGGAGACCGCCCGCTCCGCGCGCACCGCACCCCGCGGCGGCTCCGCGGCCGCGACGAAGAACCCCACGGACGCCGGCGAGGTCGTCGGGTCGCCCGCGGACCAGTCGAAGTCCTGACCGGTGACGGCGTTCCCGGACGTCCTCGCGCTGCTGTGCGCGCAGCTGCCGCCGGCGATCGGCGACGTCCGGTGCGTCACCGATCTCCCCGAGCACGTCGTCGCCCCGATCGTGCAGCTGGCGGAGATCCCCGGCGGCGGTGCGCTGCACAAGCCGTTCAACGGGCCACCGCTCACCGAGCAGTACGACGTCGACGTCGTGGTGTTCGGTGACAGCACCGTCCCCGACGCTGTCGGCCGCACCCGCGACCTCGCCCAGCAGGTCCGCGACGTGATCAACGCCTGGTCCTCACCCGGCGTCACGGTCGACGAGCGGCGCCGCCCGACCCGGCTGCCGGACTTCAACTCCTCGCTGCTGCGGTTCGGCTCCACGGTGCGCTTCACCGCGGCGCGCGTGCCGTGACCCTTTGACCGTCCACCACATCCCGTGAATCCAGCTCTGCGCCTTCGCCGGTCAGGGCATCTCGTCATGCCCACGAAAGGGGCCATCTGTCATGACATCTCCGAACCCCTACGGCGACAACGTCGCCCGCATCGGCGTCACTGGCGCACTCCGCTTCGCACCGAAGGGATCGACGTTCCCCACTGCGATGGCGGTGTGGGCATCCCCGTGGGCCGACGCCGGCTGGATCTCCGACGAGGGCATCACCGAGAACCGCGAGACCGACACCACGCCGTTCGTGCCGTGGCAGTCGAACTCCCCGATCCGCGTCGCGACGACCAGCGACGTCATCTCGTGGGAGACGACGATCTGGTCGACGACGTTCGATTCGATCTCGCTGTTCTACAAGGTCAAGGCCGCCGACATGACCACCACGGACGAGGTCACCTCGTTCGTCGACGGCAACATCAAGGACCAGGACCTGCGCGCCTTCGGCATCGACATCATCGACGGTGTCTACGCCCGCCGGTTCGAGGTGCCCCTGGGTGAGGTCACCGAGCGCGGCTCGCAGACCTACTCGAAGGGCGAGCTGACCGGCTACCCGGTGACGGTGACCGCCTACCCCGGCGCCGAGGGCTGGTCCGTGAAGCGGAAGTTCAAGGAGGGCTGGTCCAAGCCCGCCTGATCCCGATGACGGCGGCGGCGCGGGTTGTCTGTGGTGGGCCTTCGCCCGCGCCGTCGTCATTCCATCGAGCAAGGCCCACCAGTGCACAGAAAAGGAAGACCCACCATGGCATTCCAGATCGATCTCGACGCCATCGCCGCCAAGCGTGAAGAGGAACTCGGCTCGGCCGACACGTTCCCCTTCGTGTTCAAGGGGCAGACGTGGAACTGCAAGGACCCGAACGAGATCACCGACACCGAGAAGTTCGAGCTGCAGGACATCGCGCCGAGCGACCTCGACGGCATCATCGACTTCTACCTCGGTGACCAGGCCGACGAGTTTCGCGCGGCCGGCGGCGGCACCACCCAGATCGACAAGGCCCTGACCGCGTGGCAGGAACACACTCGCGACAACCTGGGTCCTACACGGTCCGGCAAGTACTCCAACCGCATGCAGAGGCGCTCGAAGCCGCGCTGATAGCGGAGTACCACTTCGACGTCATCGGAGCGTTCTGGCGCGGGGAAGTCACGCTCCGCCAGGTGCGGGTGCTCAAGGAGCATCTCTCACCCGGCGGGGCGTGGCACCGGGCCCACCTCGACGGGCAGCAGTGGACGAACACCGAGTCCCTGCTGTGGGGCATCTGGCACAAGCTCGACCACCTCGATGCCCGTCTGGTGTGGCAGAAGCGCAAACGCCCGAAGTGGCCGAAGTTCAAGACCTTCCCGTGGTCGAAAGACAAGCTCACGGTGGGTGATCGGGGTGAGGCGACGTCGCAGGACGTCGTCGACTACCTGCGGTCGATCGCCCCGCCGTCCTCGACGTAGGGAGGGCACTCGTGGCCGACGAAGACGACACAGTCTGGCTTCCGATTCTCCCGTCGTTCCGGGACTTCGGGCGTCGTCTGACCGAGGGCACGGCCGGTGCCGGTGAACGCGCCGGCCGCGCCATCGGGTCGGCCATGGCGTCAGGCGTCGAGGCGTCCCGCGCGGCGGTCGAGAAGGCGACCGCCCGGGTGGCGGCGGCGAACGACAAGGCCGCCGACGCCGTCGGCAAGCGCACGGTCGCCGAGGCTCGTCTCGCGGAGCTGACCGACCGCGGCATCACCTCCGGCGCCCGGTACACCTCCGCGGTGGAGGCGGTCGAGCGGGCGCAGCGCGGCGTCGCCGCCGCGACCCGCAACGCCACCACCGCCGCCGACCAGCTCGCTGCCGCGGAGGCGCGGGCGTCGTCGGCGACCGACGAGGTGTCGAACTCGGCTCGCCGCGGCGACGGTGCGCTCAAGGGCATGTTCTCGTCCGTCGGGGGCGGGATCAAGCAGCTGGCCGCGCTGACCGCCGGCGCGGCGGGCCTGTCCACCGCGGTGGGCGGCATCAGCACCGCCATGTCCAACGAGGTGACCACCGACAAGCTGAACGCAGCGCTGGGGTCCACCCCGGAGGCGGCGAAGCAGTACGGCGAGATGGCGGGCAAGGTCTACGCGCAGGCGTACGGCGAGAACCTCGGTGAGGTCACCACCGCCATCGACGCGGTGTCTTCGACCCTCGGCGGGCTCGACGAGGGTGGGGCGTACCTCGACGACGGGTCGATGGAGCGCATCACCAAGAAGGCCCTGGACTTCGCGTCGGTGTTCGGCACCGACGTCACCGAGTCCGTGCAGACGGTGAACCAGCTGATCGGCAACGGGCTGGCCGGCACCGCCGACGAGGGCTTCGACCTGCTGGTGTCCTCGTTCCAGAAGGTCCCCGCGGCGATGCGCGGTGAGCTGCCCGAGATCCTCAACGAGTACGGCACCAACTTCCGCGCCCTCGGTCTCGAGGGTGACGAGGCGTTCTCAATCCTGGTCGGCGCGGCGCAGAACGGGAAGTTCGCGCTCGACAAGACCGGTGATGCGCTCAAGGAGTTCACGATCCGTGGCTCCGACATGTCGACGTCGTCGACGGCGGCGTACGAGGCGATCGGGCTCAACGCCGAGGAGATGTCGGCGAAGGTCGCGGCCGGCGGCGACGGCGCCCAGGAGGCGCTGCAGCGCACCGCGCAGGGACTACTGGCCATCGAGAACCCGGCCGACCGGGCCAACGCGGCCATCGCCCTGTTCGGCACCCCGCTCGAGGACCTCTCGGTCGACCAGATTCCGCAGTTCCTCGACGGCCTGGCCAACGTGCCCGACCGGATGCGCGACGCCGCGGGCTCCGCAGACGAGATGGGCGCGACCCTCAACGACAACGTGGCGACCCGGCTGACCGAGTTCGGGCGCGGCATCCAGTCGAACATCGTCGGCATCCTCGGCGACAACGCCCTGCCGATGCTCGACGAGTTCACCGGCGGCCTGGCCGAGACCGACGGGTCCCTGATCGCCACGGTGGCCGGAATGACCGGACTGTCCGGTGCGCTCGGCGGCTTCGAGCAGGCCAAGGGTGTGTTCGATTCCGTCAAGGACGGTGTCTCGTCGGTCAAGGACGGGTTCGTCTCGGCAAAGGACGGCATCACCTCGGCGTGGGAGACCGCGTCGAAGGCCGGAGACTGGGTAGGGCAGAAGGCCCGCGCGGTCGGCTCGTTCATCGCGACGTCGGCGGCCGCCACCGTGGAGGCCGCGAAGACCGCGGGGACGTGGCTCGCCGCGCAGGCACGCGTCGCGGCCGGATGGGCGCTCACCGCGACCCGCGCCACGGTCGCGTTCGTCGCGTCGTCGGCATCCGCGATCACTCAGGCGGCTCTGACCACCGGCGCCTGGATCGGGTCGCAACTCGCCGTCGGCGCCGGATGGGTGGCCATGCAGGCCCGCGCGGTCGGCTCGTTCGTCGCGATGAGCGCATCGGCGGTGGCGCAGGCACTGGTGTCGTCCGGTGCCTGGGTCGCCTCGACCGCGACCACGGTCGGCGCGCTCGCCACCCAGGGCGCGGCGTTCGTCGCGCAGCGCGCGGTGATGGTGGCCGGCGCGGCCGCGACCGGGATCATGACGGCGGCGCAGTGGGCGCTGAACGTGGCACTCAATGCGAACCCGATCGGCCTGGTCGTGATCGCCCTGACCGCGCTGGTCGCCGGTGTCGTGCTGGCGTATCAAAACTCGGAGACCTTCCGGAACATCGTGCAGGGCGCCTTCACGGCGGTCGCCGACGCCGGGAAGTGGATGTGGGAGAACGTGCTGCGTCCGGCGTTCGACGGCATCGTCTCCGCCTTCCGCGGGGTCGGTGACTTCCTCGGCGCCACCGGCAGTGCCATCAGCGGCGTCTTCGACACCGTCGGCAACGCCATCGGGTCCGCCTTCTCGAGCGCCCTCGACGTCGCCCGACCGGCGCTGCGTGGCATCGGCAACCTGCTGGCCAAGATCCCGGACAAGATCTTCGGGTTCTCGATCCCCGGCATGACCACGGTCCGCGCGTTCGCCTACACCCTGCAGTCGCTGCGCACCGGCGGCACCATCGCGGGGCGCCGCGGCGACGGGACCCTGTTCGGGCCCGGCACCGGCACCTCCGACTCACTCCTCGGGGTCGACGGTCGCGGCATGCCGATCGTGCGGGTCTCCGCCGGTGAGGGCGTGGTGAAGGAAGACGCCATGACCGGCGGCGGCGCGGCGGTGGTCGCGGCGCTGAATGCCGGGTGGGTACCTTCGCCGGAGTTCCTGGCCGGGATGCTGCCCGGCCTGGCCGGTGGTGGTCTCATCTCGGCGGACGACCTCAACCGGTTCCCCCGCGAGAACGGCCTCGAGGGCGCGGACTACGTCTGGGGCGGCGTCAACTGGGGTGACTGCTCCGGGGCGATGTCGGCACTGGCGAACTTCGCCACCGGCCGCGACCCGTTCGGGTCCCGGTTCGCGACGGGGAACATGGCCGAGGCGCTCGCCGAGCGCGGCTTCGAGCCGGGTCTGGGCCCGCCGGGGTCGTTCAACCTCGGCTGGTACAACGGCGGCCCGTACGGCGGTCACACCGCGGGCACCTTGCCCGACGGCACGAACGTCGAGATGGGCGGCGGCCGCGGCAACGGTCAGGTCGGCGGCGCAGCCGCCGGCGCGGACGATCCGTCGTTCACCGATCACGCGCACCTGCCGCCGGAGTTCTTCGTCGGCGGCGACGCGCTGCCCGGGGTGGACCTGAACACCGAGATGGGGTCGGCCGGGTCGCCGGACGTTTCGACCGGGTCGGCGTCGTCGTCGACCACCGAGCCGTCGACGTCGTCGGCCGGCACGTCGTCCTCGTCGTCGGCCGGCATGTCGTCCTCGTCGACGCCGTCCTCCTCGTCGACGCCGTCTTCGTCGTCGGGTGCGTCGTCGATGTCGCTGTCGGACTACGCGGGGGAGACCGCGTCGAACTTCGCGAAGGAGACCCTGGGGGACACCCTGGACTTCTTCGGGTTCGGCGACTTCGCGGACCTGCCGATCATTCCGGTGTCGCAGCCGTCGCCGGCGCTCGCGCAGCCGCCGGTCGATCCGCAGGGCGCCGAGGGGCAGAAGCCGCCCCCGGCGGAGGCCCCGGCCGGGCCGCTGGTGCAGATGGGCGACGTGCAGACCATGTCGATCGATGAGCTGGTCCGCAAACTCTTCACCGAACTCAACCACCTGGCGCGTTCCGACGCGGCGTCGATCGGAGGCTGGGGCGGATGATCGGTGCGGACAAGTCGATCCTGCAGTGGGTGTCCCCAAATGGCGTCGTGGTCCCGTTGTCGGGCCACGGCGTCGTCGGGGACCCCGGCATCTGGGTCGGGTCCGGCCCGGAAGGGCTCGGCCACGTCGACGTCAAGGCACTGTTCGACGCGGCCGCGATGGACGAGGGCGAGAACTACCTCGGCGGCGTCGTCGACCACGGCGAGATCGATCTGCCGATCCACATTCTCGGCACCTCGAACGCCGACTTCCAGCGCCGCAAGGAGCACTTCAAGTCCCTCGTCCCGCGCGACCGGCTCGGGTGGCTGTGCGCGTTCACCACCGGCACCGGGTGGCGCATGGTCGCGGCGCGGCGCGGGTCGTTCAAGCCCGCGTACGGCTCCGACCCGGCGTCGGCGAACGGCGCGACGTTCGACACCATGCTCATCGCCGACAAGCCGCACGCCCGGTCGAAGGACGACGAGGACGAGTGGGCCAACACCACGGGCGCGGGGACCGGGGTGCTCTACCTCTACCCGGGGCCGCAGTCGCCGGGGTGGCCGAAGTTCGTCTTCACCGGCCCCGGCCGTCTGCGGCTGGTGTACGCGGGCAACGACGTCACCATGCCGGTGACCATCGGCGTCGGACGCGAGATATTCATCGACACCGACACCCGGGTGCAGACCATCCGCGAGCGCGCGGCCCGCTCGTCGGACCGCGGCCGCAGCCTGTGGGCGCAGATGAAGGCCCAGTACTTCCCGAAGGCGATCCCGGCAGGGGAGGTGACGCGCGTGCGGTTCCAGATCACGGGCGCGGGCCCGACGACGAAGCTGTGGGCGACCGTCCCGCAGCGTCACGAGGGTCTGCTGTGAGCCGGGAGGCGTACGCGCAGTACCAGTCCGAGGCGGCGCAGGAGCAGGCGACGTACGGCAACCCGCGCCCGCGGGTGCGGTTCATGACCAAGTTCATGGACCTCTACGCCCCGTGCGGCGACTTCGGCGAGCTCAAGTTCAACGACAAGGAGAACGCCGCCGGCAGCCTCACGATGACGGTTCCGGACAACGAGGTCTGGGAGGAGTACTTCTACGGCCAGTCGCAGTACGCGGTCCGGCCCATCGTCGTCGACCTGCCCGAGTATCAGACGGTGTGGTTCACCACCACGTTCGCTCGGGTGCGAGATCGGCTGACGCGCAAGCGATTCATTCAGATCGTCGCCGTGCACCCGATCGAGTTCCTGAACTGGTATCGGATCTACCCGAATGCGTGGTTCCCACCCGAGTTCCAGTGGCCGAAGGAGTGGAGCGGCTTCGCCCCGGCGGCCACTCTGCTCTCGATGGCGCTGACGCCGAACCTCATTCGGGTGCAGGCACCGCTCTGGTCGATCCCGTCCGGGGACCTGCTCGACCCGCAGACCTACAACCTGTTCCGCAACGCGATGTGGCCGCTGATGGTCAACCCGCGCCGGAAAGGTCTGGCCGACGGCACCGGGTGGCTGCCCGGCGTCGCTCGGATGGACAAGTTCCTCGACTGGGCCCTCGACATCTGCCAGGTCGAGAACCTCTCGATCACGATGACGTGGTTCAACCCCGGCGAGCACGAGCAACCGTTCCCCGAGTTCACCGTCCTCGACCGGCCGACGATGATCGTCGACTTCGTCCCACTCGGCGACCCGATCGCATTCTCCGGGAACGCGATCGGCGGTCTCATCCGCACGGGCCTGGCCATGGCGCAGGACGCCATCGAGTGGATCACGTACCCGATCCTGAAACCGGGGGAGCGGGACCCCGAGATCGAGGCCATCCCGGTATACCGCGCCGGTGAGCACTCGACGATCGACAAGGTCGAAGAGGTCACGCACATCCCGTTCGCCACCAAGGTGACCGTGGGCGGCAAGTCACCCGACTGGCTGAACCAGGCCATCGTCACCGGGGCGAACCTGCTCCTCGGCGTCATCTCCTCGGCGGCAGGCAGCATCATCCCCGGCTTCCCGGTGCTGCAGCTCGGCATCTTCGAAGACCAGGTCAAGGACGTCGTGATGGCGTTCCACTCCCAGGAAGATCTGCGGCTCGCCCGCGAGGCGGGACCGTGGCGGTTCCGGGAGGCGTTCGGCGAATCGTCGGTGACGGGCCTGTCTCTGAACGCGCTCGCCTCGATGAAGAAGACCCTCTACGACCACCGCGGCTTCGTCTCGCAATCCGTCGAGGTCTCCCACGGCGCACCGTACTTCGTCGGCCGCGACGTCCGGAAGGGCTATCCCGTCGGCTACGAGACACCGAGCGGGAAGATCCGCGTCGAGAAGCTGATGGAGATCTCCTACGAGTACTCCCGCAGCGTGCACGGCAAGTTCACCCTGCAGATCGGGTCGGGCGAAGCGGAGAAGGAACCGGGCGCGCTCGCGCTCGGGAAGATCCGCCGCGTCGGCGCCTGGCTCTCCCGCGTCGCGCTCGGCACGTAGCGCACCCCCACCACCGCAGCACCAGTGATCCGGAGGCCCCACCATGCCCAAACCCGCCTACGACGAGCGCATCCAGTGGTCCCCGCACCACCACGCGCGCCCGGTCCGCGACATCCGCTTCGGCGCCATCCACACCCAGGAAGGTCCCGGTACCGCCGCGTCCCTGGCGAACTACCTGTGCAACCCGTCCTCGCAGGTGAGCTACCACTACACCGTCGACAACGACCGCAACGTCGTCGCCGTCGTCGACACCGACGACGCCTCGTGGTCGGTCGGCAACGCCAACGGCCGCGTCGTCAACGTCTGCTTCGCCGGGTCGTTCGTGCGGTGGTCCAAGCAGGAGTGGCTCGACCGGATGGGCAACGCCATCGAGATCGCCGCGTACCTGCAGGTGCTCGACGCCCGCAAGTACGGCTTCGACCCCGTGGTGCGCGGATGGGACGAGCTGCGCTCGAAGCGCAACGGCCTCACCGACCACCGCGGCATCAACATGGCCGTGCTCGGCGGACCCGGCCACACCGACGTCGGCGACAACTTCCCCTGGGACGTCTACGCCGGTCACGTCGACCGCTTCGTCCGGGAGGGCACCGACGTCGTCCCGGCCGGTCCGGACCCCGCGCTGCCCACGGTGATCGAGCAGTGCCGCGCCGCGAACGACTGGCTCGGCGCCAAGGTCTCCGACGGCCGCGAGGTCACCACCCCCGACGGCGCCGGCCGCTTCGCCCAGTACGAGCACGGGTGGGTGTACTGGTCGCCGACCGTCGACGAGGGCCGCGCCGCGTACGCGATCCCGTTCGGCCCGATCGGCGACGCCTTCGCCGCCACCGGCTACGAGGCCGGGCGACTGGGCTACCCGCGCGGTCCCAAGCTCGACCTGCTCCCGTTCACCCGATCGACGGGCCGCCCCGTCGCGGGCGGCGTCGTGCAGGCATTCCAGCACGGCACCGTCTACGACCGCGCCGAGGAACCGACCACCGTCAACGCCTACATCGTCCAGGGCACCATCCGTGAGAAGTACGCCTCCCTGGACTACGAGCGCGGTGAGCTGGGCTGGCCGCTGTCCGACGAGATGGACTGGGCCGAGGGCAAGTGGCAGCGCTTCGAGCACGGCGTCGTCTACTGGACCGCGGCGACGAACTCGGCGATCGCGTTCGTCGGGGAGACCGGCAAGGTGCGGCCGATCTCGCCGCCCCGCGCGCCCGTCGCCCCGGCGCCC